CAGTAATAGATATTTGTATTTGTTCAATAAAATCAGAAATATTCAAAGCATCTTTACAAGTTTCGTTCAAAAAAACTTGTAAATTAAATGTCTTATTTTGAGAATTTATAATATTGTTATTACCCATAGTTTGTTTTGAAGACAATTCAATTAAACTCTTTTGTAATTCATTATTTTGTTTTAATAAATCATAAAACATTTTGGTTGTTAGTTTGAAGTCAACTTCTTCATCATCTGGATTTAGAGAGAATATTTCATCATTATCAGTATCTGAGTTGTTTTGCATATCATTTACCGAAATAATTTCTGAGTTACTAACAATATTAGTATCCAAATTAATACATTTCTTTTGATGATACCATAAACCAACACGAGACATATATATCTTGTTACATTTTTTACATATATATTCAGATGTTTTTTCTTTATCATTTGTTAAATTTAGTTCGGATTCTGTTAAAGAAATGGTATTTTTGTGTTTTTCGGTTGAAACATGTCTTACATATTGACTTTTACGTGACGTATAATAGTCACAACATTGACACAGATATTTTTTGGAACTTTTTGGAACTTTTTTTGTTAACATTTCTATATATTTTGTTAACAAAAAAAGTTCCTATATCATTTTTTCAAAAAAAAATAAAAAAAATATCGTCACATATTTTTCAACATATTTTTGAATTTTAGAGCATTATGGTAACAAAACACATTTTCATCGTACTTTTTTCAAAGAGTTTTTCGAGTTTTCATTTTTGGACATTTTTAAAAATGTCCAATTTTCATTTTTCGAAAAAACTTTTAGAAAAAATATGTTACTGAAAAAAGCACCACTAATATTACATCTATTTTGTTACGATAAATGCAGACAACTTTGTACTTAATTTTTACTGCATATTTTCGCCAAAAATATTGCTAAATATCCCAATTTTGCAAAAATTTTTATTTTAAAATTTAAAATTTAAAATATATTTATTGAAATATAATGAACAATTTTTATCAAGAAAAAATAACAACTGGTAAAAACTTCTTGTTATCTAGAGTAGCAACTAACAAATATAGAATAACTTCTTCAGTAGAAAATCAAAATATTTACATGCAAAATATATTGAATTTCAATTTAGTTAGTCTTATGTATCAAACAAATTTGGATAAATTTGAGAAAGTTCAATTAGATATAGATACTCTGAATGAAAACAGAGCAAAAGTATTTCTTTTAGTAAAACACTTGTTAAAAGAATTTGGTCTAAAACAAAGATATGTTAGTTTTGATATAATAAAACAAACATATGATAATGGTGTTAAATTTATACTAACACAAAATCCAGATTATGGTAAAATTTTGAATAATTGTTCAAACGCATCACTATTACCAATCACAAATATTTTATATGACTTTAAATTGGAAACACCTCATAAATTAGTTATAAGCCAAGATATCCAATTTTCTTTAGATGTAGATATACCGAAATTCTTAGAACCTTTATTTGGAGCAATAATGAAATCAATGCATAAAAAAACGTTGCGATTTATAAGAGAAATCAACCCTGGAATTCTTTAAGTTCTCTTAATTATATATTTTGTAAAACAACTTAAAGGGCTTTAAGTTATTTTATAATTTAATTATTTTACACTTTTACTTCACCATTTATATGTCTTATTCTTTTGACTTACACGGTTTCTGTATGTCTTATATTTTGGTTGAATTTCTTCTTCTTCCTTATCTTTATTTAAGTCTTTTTCATATTCTTTTGAAGCTTGGAAATATTCTGCCTTATTCTTAATTATTTCTTCTCTTTTTTCTTCATCTGCCTTTTTCTTTCTCAAATAATTATCTATTTTTCCGGTTAGAGCAGAATTTTCAATCATGTTATACATCTTTATTCTATTTTCCTTTTTGTTAGTTACTACCTTATTCAAAATTTTTTGTGATAAATCTTTTTTATTAGTTTCTCTGTTATTTAATTGTTGTTTAATAGCTTTTATAACCTTTTTATTATTAGTAGCTGTTTTTATAATTACCTTTATATTTGACTGTAACAAATCCGGACAAACATTTTGTATTATTTTATTATTTTTTATTTCATTTACATCTATTGTTAATTCATCCATCATATCAAATAATTCTCTATTATTTAAAATTTCATCATTCATTGTTATGATTATGTTTGTTCTTAGTTCATCGTCACAATTATTATATAATTTTGCTATTATATTCTCTGGATGAAGTGTTTCGCATAACAAATTGTTCACATTTATTAATTCATGTGTTTCCATAAGCACATTATATAAAATTTCACCATCGTATTTAATTTTTCTAACACCATTGAAACGACCAATAAACTTATATGCTTCTATCATATTTCCCTTGTGACATATTAAATGGTTTCTACTTGTTATAGTCTTTTGTTTAGGAATATTATATCCTAAAGCATCCTCATCAAAACAAACCAAATAATCTTCTAATGTTATTGTCTGTGTAATAGCTATTATAGGTTTACCATCTATAGTATGTTTATCTACATTAATTTTATCAATAGGAATTGAACCTTGATCTGTTTGAATAGGAGTTCCTTCTGGAAAACAAATATTTGATATTGGTGTTGGAGCTGGCTCAACATTTACATAAAAACTATCAAAGATTGCATCTACAACATATATTTGTAATTTTCCAGTAAATGGGATTTTTACGTTTGAAAATACTATTGTAGAACTTGTATTGTCTGTTACTGTTTCAGTTTCGGAAATTGTTACTCCATTACATTCTAACTTATAATTTCCAGGACTAATATGTAAACCACCATTTACTTCATAAACTAAAGTGAATGATTGATTTTGAAATATTTGAGATACAGTAGATACTGTAGGTGATGGTACATATGAATCAGGTTCTTCATCAGCAAATATCCATCCATGTGTTTGATTAAGAATATCATGACCATTTTGTCCATATGTTGTATATTTTAAACCTGCTACACCTAATGTAATACCACTTTGTACACTTTGTGAAGCCCAACCATTCAAAATTAAATTATAATTATTCCAAGTTATTCCTGAATTGTTAAACATACCTGTTGCATTCGTACTTGATGTAAAACCAGTAACATCCCAACTTCCTAGATTTTGATTAAATGAAGTAGCATTTACACCTTTTTACATTTCAAACGCCGATTTTAACATCAAAAAAAATAAAAAAGTGTAAAATCAATAGTAGGAATTTCACCTACGATGGTCTTACTTTTTCTTCTTCTGGTTTTATTCTTGAAGAAGTGAAAGACGAAATTTGTAAAGCCGAAGGAGAACCTGCGGAAAAACATAATGGTCGTTCTTGTTTTTCTACCCAACAACTTGTTAGTTTCATTATGTTTATGGAGGAATTAGCATCTCGTGTTCTAAATACGATTTTTTTGTTTTCGCAACTCACGCAATCAGAACACTTTAACAGACGAAATACCTTTTTACCTTCCTTATTCTTGTAATACTCTAAATCCTTATTACAATCACAACATTTTTTACTTGTATTACATTCGTTTATTGTAATTGTATCATACTTTTTATGAATTAATTTCCTTAATCCTTTATTCATCGTAGGCATAAAATGTTTCATTTGTGTGCTTCTACTCCAATTTCCATATCCAATTAGAATATTTTCTCCAAATGTTTTTTTAATTTTATTCAAAAATGTATCTATTGATTTCTTACTATAACTATATTGTCTGAATTTCATTTTTCTCCATGTATCTCGTTTGTAAAACTCGGTTGTTTCCTTATTTAATTTATCTTTTTCTACAAGAAATAATTTGAATTTTTCATAATCAACAGATTTACTATTTTGAAAGGATAATTGTGTTTCCTTTTCAATAATTCCATTTATTTTTCTTTCTAGTAATAAAATTCGCTGATTACATTTTGCTTTACTTTCTCTTTTTCGTTGTGGTGCTGTATATTGTAATTTGTTTCCATTTTTATCCATCATATACACCAATGACCGCTTACCAGGGTCGCAACCAACTATATTCCTTTCCCTTAATGTTTCTAATTGTTCTTTGGATAAATCCTCAATGTTATGAAAATCTTGTTCTGGTAAAACAGGAACTTTAGAACCCCATTTCTTATCTTTCAAATCTTTTCTAATAAATAATAAACAACAAGAAATACCATCTGTTTGTATTTGGTTATGAAACTGATAATATTTATTTTTGAATATTTTATTTTTTGTATCTAGAAAATTATTCCATATTTCAGTTTGATTATCTTTTACATTACTTAATAATTCACCTTTTTTGGTTTTCTTTCCTTCTTTATCTGTTTCAGGTGAAAAAATATTAATGATTGTAGCAGTATCCAGTATAATATGTTTTGGAATAATATTATTTCTTAATGGTAATGGTTGGAATAATTTACTTTCTTGTTTTTCTAATACAGAATTCATATACAACATTCCCTTCAAGTATTCAAATGGTCTCACTTTTACATCATAATGAATAGACTTTTTTACATTTTGTGGAAGAATGTTTGGTAAATGTATTTCTTTCCATTCATTGAAAATTGTATCGGTTTCAGTTAAATCAAATAAATGTTTTTTGAACTGAAATAAAATTGCTTTATCTTCAGTAATTCCATTGGTAGTTTTGTTAATAAATCTTAAGAAATGCTGAATGAAATGTTCTTGTAAATTATTATTCAAGGAAGTATGGATTTGTGTTGCTAAATAAGGTAGTAAAAAAGTAGTATTTTTCAGATTAGTTTTTTGATGGTTAAGTAAAGGTTGATATTCCTTTTGATAAAAAGTATCTAAAACTTCCAAAAGTTCAGTATCTTTTCCTTTCTTACCTCTATTATCACGAGTGCCTAAAGATTTGATACAATACAAAATAAAGGTTTCATTAATAATTTGTAAAGGAAGATTATTGGTATATTGATATAAAACATACAATCGTATAAACTGGTAAGTATGAATAACCAAATCATTCATTTCAAAAACTAAAATACTAATTAGAGGTTGAACTAAATCACGATTTAACAAAATAGTTTTCAAAGGTATTTTGAAAGTCTTGTAAGCGGATTTATCATTATTCCTAAACTCTTGGAAAACCTCCTTAAGTTTTTTCTTTTTCATTTTATATATTAATAAATTATTATATTTATGTAGATTTAACGAATTATCTATATAAATATTCCTAAATGTTTTCATTCACTTTTGTTTCATCAAACTTCTTTAATTTTTCTTTCTTATTCAAATAAGCTGTCCTTGCGTATTCTTTTTTTTTTTCTTTTGATAAATTATCATAATAATT